AGCTCTACAAAAGAAAAGCGCCATCGCTGAGAAAAATAAACTTTCGTTATCTAAAGCTGCGGCCGTATTTGACTCTAACCGTATCTCTATAGCCGCTGCACTACAGGCTACCTACGACAAAGAGACACGCCTACGCCTTGAGGCGCTTATGGCTATTGAGGATGAAAACGGGACTTTAGCCCTACAGAAAATAGGCGAGCTTGCAGCGTTTCAAAAAAACGCCGACATGGCCAAACTAGCTGGCGTTACTCAAATTAGCGAGGCAACTCTCTCAGCCCTTAACACTCAGCTACTAGCAGAGCTTAAGATTATTAACGATAGCAAGATGGCCGAAAGTGATAAAGAGGCCGCTCGACAAATTGCGTTTGGTAAATATAACGAAGCTATAACTAAGGCAGGCGAGTTAGCAGCTAAAGAAAGCTATAGCGAGCGCGTACAAATACAACTAACGGAGATAGCGCGTTTAGCCTCCCTTAGCAATACTACAAACGCAGCCCTAACACTTACAAAGCTACGCGAGTCTGCGGAGCTCAGCATGATTGACCGCGTGGCTAAAGCTCAAGCCGAGGCCGATGCCGCTCGCCTAAAAGCCTTACAAGAATATATGAGGATGTTGGAGTCTGTAGGCGCTGCTAAAAGTCTTTCACAAATGGGATCTCCGCAACTAATACCAGCCAACACTACTAATTTCACTAAAAGTAATCCGATTATTGCAGCACTAGCCGCTCAAGTAGATTTATCCGATGATATTGCTCAAGAGTCATTTTTATCTGGTATTGCGGGAGGCGCTGATATTGGTAGCGCGGTACGAGGCGCTAACTATGCAGCTCAAGCCGCCGCGATGTATCAAATAACTATTAACGCTGGCGCTATTGCATCTCAAGACGAATTTGCCGGACTTATTCAGGATACTATTCAGCGCCTTAACCGCGGTGGAGATCCGCTTACAACGGCTGGCGTATTATGACCGTCCCTACAATAAACGCGGTTATTAATTTTTCTACGGGTCCATCCTTTGCTCAAGCTATGATTTTAGATAGTGGCCTTTTAGGTACAAACGTGTTAGCCGATGCGGCTTCTCTTATCGTAGACGTATCTAACGTAGTCGATGGCGTTACAACTACTAGAGGCCGTAATGCTCAAGCCGACGTTTTCCAAACGGGTACGCTAACGCTGCGTATCGTGGACCAAAATGGAGACTTTAACCCTCAAAATGCGGCAGGGCCTTACTACGGATTACTTACACCTTTGCGTAAAGTACAAATAAGCGGCACTTATGCAGGTATCGAGTACCCGATGTTTAGCGGCTTTATTACTAGCTATACAACTACTACGCCTAAGATGGCTACCGACGTAGTTTATACAACTATAACGGCGACCGATGCTTTTAGACTTTTCACAAATAGCCAAGTTTCTACTATCACTTTAGCCTCGGCTGGTGACTTACCGGGCGAGCGCGTAAACGCTATCCTTGACGAAATTGCCTGGCCTCCATCCATGCGAGAAATCCAATACGGAGACACGATATTCCAGGCCGACCCTGGTACGGCTCGCACGGCGCTACAAGCTCTACAAACGGCCACTATCTCCGAGTACGGGGCTTTATATATTAACGCAAGAGGATCCGTAGAGCTACACGATAGGGCTTTTTGTATAGAGTCTCAGGCTTTGCCGCCTGTTGTATTTAATGACGATGGTACCGAGATTACGTATTTTAACGCGGTCTGGCGTTTAGACGATACGCAGGTATATAACTCGGCATCTATTACAAAGATAGGCGGCACGGCCCAGCTTGCGCAAGATGATGCCTCTATCGAGGAGTATTTTGTACACTCCTATAACCAACAGAATTTAGTAATGGACACGGACCAAGCGGCCTTAGATTATGCACGGGCGTACGTGGCAAGCCGCAAGGATACGCAGACTCGCTGCGATGCTATAGAGCTAGACCTTTACACGGATAACTATAACGCCGGAATTATTGCAGCTCTTGACTTAGATTTTTTTGACCCTGTAGAGATTACGACCAACCAACCTGGCGGCTCTACCCTGCAACAGACTTTACAGGTTTTCGGAGTAATTCATCGCGTAACGCCTAACTCTTGGAAAACGACTTTTACAACACTAGAGCCGATTATCGACGGCTTTATACTAAACTCATCACTATATGGAGTGCTCGATACCTCCGTATTAGCGTACTAAGGAGCAAGAGATGGCAGCTGGATTAGGGTTTAAGACCTTTACGACCGGAGAGGTTTTAACCGCTGGCGACGTAAACGGCTACCTCATGCAGGGCGTACTAGTTTTTGCAAGCGAGGCAGCTCGTAACGCAGCTATTACCTCACCGCAAGAGGGACAATTTGCATACACAAAAGATAACAATTCGTTATGGTATTACACGGGATCTGCGTGGGCGGCTTCAGGAGCTACGGGTGACATTGAGGGAGTTACCGCAGGTGTAGGTATTACGGGCGGTGGCACAAGTGGCACCGTAACAATTACTAACGATATGGCTACGACTATTACGGCTAGTGGCGATATTGTTGTAGGTACAGGCAGCGGCACTTACGATAACCTACCTATTGGTACAACTAACCAAGTCCTTACGGCCGATACATCAGTTAGCCCGTATAAAGTAAAATGGGCTACGGCTGCCGCTGGCGGAGCTTTTACATTGCTTTCAACCACAACTCTTTCAGCATCAACCACAACCGTCTCTAGTATTTCACAAAGTTATAAACACTTATTTATTGAAGTGCTTGGAATTGACATCACGGCTTTTGCTGCCACTATCAACTACCTGACAAATGCAGGCGGTCTATATTTTAACGGTATGCAAGCTGCTGCCGCGACTGGTGTTAATTACTATAATACGGCTGGAACTTTAGGTAATTCTCAAAATTATGGTGGAGCAATGCCAGTCAATAAAGCTGGAATATGGATTTACGATTACACCGATGCAGTTAATCGAAAGGTAGGATTATTTACACAATACTGGGTTAATGAAGGCGGCGCACCTATTTATTTCAATGGCCAATTAACAACAAGTCACACGGCTGCAATGACATCTTTCGGTATGACGGTTTCAACAGGCTCTTATGACGCAGGAACAATTAAAGTATATGGAGTTAATTAATGAGACCACAAGTAAAAGACCATAACTCGCAAACAGGCGAGGAAATTACTCGCGATATGACCGATAGCGAATTAGAAAATTACGAAGCTTTTCAGGCCTCAGCCTTACAAGCTATTGAGGATGCAAAAGTGGCAGCTTTAGCAAAAGAGGCTTTACTTACAAAGCTCGGTATTACTGAGGATGAGGCGCGCCTCTTACTTTCATAATGGAGACAAGCTATAACAACTACCCCGCCTCTAAAAATCCTGCCGAGATAAATATAAAGTCCTACCCTGTAAAGGGTACGGACCGTAAGCTAAAATGCGCCGAGAGTGTTGGGCCTCTCTTGGCCGCCTTTGCTGCGGAGTTTCACGAGCTAATAGAGCCGATAGACGAAGGCACTTTCGACGATTGGGGTTACGCCTACAGGATGGTTAGAGGTAATCCTACAAAATTATCTTGTCACTCAAGCGGGACGGCTATAGATCTTAACGCGACACGGCACGCGCTGAGCAAGGTAGGCACGTTTCCCGCGGAGAAAGTACCTATGATACGTGCGCTTGCTAAAAAGTATGGTCTCAAATGGGGCGGGGATTACGTTAATCGTAAAGACGAAATGCACTTTGAGGTAGAGGTAAGTGCCACTAAGGCAAAAGAATTAATAACTAAGTTAGGATTATAAAATGCCAACAAGCTCACAAGTAACAGTAACTACTACAGCTACATTATTAGTAGCTGCCAATATTATGGACCAAACCGTATGGCTACATAATCTAGGCGGCGGCGCTGTGTATTTAGGCGATGCCAACGTAACTACAACTAACGGATACAAACTAGATAATGGCGATAAAATGCAGGTGCCTGTAGGTGACAATGAAGGCCTTTACGGTATTACGGCATCATCAAGCCATACGATTGCAGTATTAAAACAAGTCAACTAAGGGCATTACAGGAGAGCACAATGAAAGAGCAAGCTATCGAAGCTGGTAAGTCCTATCTCCGTGCGGCTATAAGCTGCGTAGGAGCTTTGTACCTATCGGGTATTACTGATCCAAAAGTATTAGCTAACGCTTTTATAGCGGGGCTAATCGGGCCACTACTTAAGGCTATAGCGCCTAATGAGGGCGCTTACGGCGTTAAGTCTAAGTAATGGAAAAAGCTCAGCTCCTAATTGGTATCTCGCTAGGCGCGTTTACTATTTTGGGGTTAGGGGCTGGGCTTATCCGTCACTTTGTTAAGTACTATTTATCAGAGCTCAAGCACGATAATAACGGAGGCCATAATTTAGCTGGTCGCGTT